CGGAACTCCGTATTTTCGACCAATTCTTTTTCCATTAGTTGTAATCTAGTGTCAGCAATATTTAGACGTTCTATAATTTGAAAATAGCCCATGGTTCCGAGTGCCACGATTATTATCAGACTGGCAACCGTTTTCATTGGCATCTGCACAGCAGCGGATTCAGAGATAGTGAGTGGTTTTTTGGACATTTTAATTTTGTTCAAACAACCAGTTTACAAACCTCATCCAAAGTTTTTTAATTTTTTTTATCATTTTCTTTTTTTTCTACCATATCATAAAACATTTTGTCTGTATCCTCTGTGACTAAATCATTATCTTCTGCATCCCAGTATGTAGTTTGGACTTTATAGTCAGGCCAACTGTTATCAGTAGTATAGCTATTAACGTGCCACAAAATACGGTTATTAGGCTGAGCTGCAAAATTACCGTTATTAAGAGCCAGTATATGCGCACACTTATGTTCTTGAGGTATTTCGCTATGTTCAGTATCCAAGATATTAGTATCCGGATGAGCCCAATCAATTGTAAATAAATATTTGCCATGATAAAATTTTTTATCTAAACCTAAAAATTTTCCGTTTAAACCATCCAACCAATCAAAACAATGAACACTAGGCCAGTAACTAAAACAGTTCCACAATTCCAACTCGTATACATGCATATCGGGCACTGAGGTTCTGTCAAATTCTTTTTGAAAGAACGCTGATATAGGCAAACGCCAATAACACGCACCATTTGGAAGCATGATGTTAAATAAGATAGCCCTACCTGAAATAGAGCTAATACCAAAGACAACACAGTCAAGACTTTCTCTTTTATATTTTTTGTCCATGTCATAAAGATACTCCTTCCTTAATTTGCAATAGATAGGAGGTATATTTGCATTTAAGTAAGCCATTATTTTTTTCCTATTCCTCCTACTAAAACTTTTTTATTATCTTTCCAATTCTTAAGGGCATAATGCCAAAGATCAGAAGAAAAGACAACTAATCTACCCTTAATTGGTTCAAATTTTATATTAAGTGGGTGTCCAAAACAAGTATCTCCATCACACGTATTTAAATATAAAATAAAAGAATGTTCCTCAGCTTTCTCATGATTATGGATTTTTTGAAAGCCTCCCTTATCATATTCTATAAAATGAAGATGAAATAATTTTTCATTAAAATCGTTAAAAAACAATATTTCATTAATTAATTCTTTTGGAAATAGAGAAATAATATTTTTAGTTTGAAAACCATTAAAAGTTGAAGTTGGTAAATTTTCTTTCCATTTATTCCGATCAAGATTATCTGTTATAGATAATATTTTATTTACAGTGCTTTGAAGTAGGGCTGTTTTGAAGATCATTTTTCATTTCTAGTATATTTTTCTCTCCAATAATTTTTTCTTTCTAACCATCTAATTCTTCTTTCCAAATTTTCTAAACCAAATAATTTTTTAAAAAAATTTTTTAACATTTCCATCTTCTTCGAGCTTGTCTTATTCTTGAATTTGGATCATTTCTAGTTTTTGCTGATGCTCGTTTTAACTGACCTAAAGATCTTGCACAATAAGATTTTCTACGTTTAGCAGCTTTAGATCCTTTTTTAACTTTTCCTGTAACAGCTGTTTTAAGTTTTGAACCTGGATTTGCTCTACGATATGCAGCTACACCAGCTTTTGTCATACCCGCACCTTTTTCCGTAGGTCTAAAATTTTTTTTATTTCTAGGTGGCATGACATCTCCACCTCTTTTATAAGCTTCTATTTTTTTATACATTTCAAGTACGAGTAATATTAATTATCCGTTTTGACCTGTCATGTTAGGTCCTGAATACTTATCAGTCAATAAAGTATATGCAGTAACATGAGTTTTAGTTTTGCAAAAAATTCCTGCAGGAAATAAAATTCCATCTTCAGGAAAATTAATATTAATTACATCACCAGTTGGAACATCTGCTTGAAACAAAGTAGTCCCTGATTGTGATGTAGTTGTTAATTCTAAAGTTCCGGCACCACCACCACTTGAAGCGATAATTATTCCTCTCAACCTAATGGGTTGAGCAATAATAGCTGTGGCACCTGCTGCCGCATCAGATCTAGTTGCTTGTATGTCACTTTTAAAAGACATGTTATTCTCCTTATATTGTGGCTCCCGAAGGAGCCACTATTTAATTATTATAAAGCAGATAGATTATTGTTTTGTGTATATTCAACAACAATTCTTGCTTTCCCTGCACTAGCAGAGTTTGCAACAACAATACCAAAAAGCTCAATATCAGATGTTCCGATATTATCCCAAGCTCCTGCTGAAGCTTGTAACATTTTTAGTGGTCCTACTGCTGTAGCTGAAACATTGTGGGCTGCTCCAAGATTTGTTGGAGTACCTGTAGCATTTCCAACAGCAATTGTAGTTGTGTTTGAATTCGTAAATAACGATTCTACTACAATATTAATATTTAAAATTTGACTATTTGCAGGAATGATAATTCCTAAAGCAGTCGCTGTCGTAGTTGCGTGAGTTAATGCAGTGTCTGACGATTGTGTCATAACGACTGAACCAACATTTGCAACATTGCTTCCTAATGTTGAACCTGTTGTATTTCTAATCGTTCCCGCTTTTATTGGTCCCGAAAAAGTAGTTGTAGCCATTATATTCTCCTTTTATATAGCGTTAATTTTGTAGTCTCTATACCGTCTGCCTAGCCAGTCTACAAAATAAATTTATCTAGGTACAAATATTATATACTAATTATTTTGAAAATTAAACCATCCAGTAAGGAAATATTTGTCTTGGTAAGGAGCAACTAACCCTCTGTGCATGTGCGTGGCTCCTGAAGGCCAAATATATAAATTACCTGCTTTTGGTGTTGTTTTAAATTTTTGATATATAAACTCAGTCTCACCACCTATTTGTATATCATTAAGGTAAATCATCCATGCAAAAGCTCTATTTTGGTTTTGTTTCAAGCCGTCATTTTCACAATGTATTTTTTCATATGATTTTCCAGGCTTAAATTTACATATATGTATACAAGGATCTAAGTTCCAACTAGCAAGACTAGTTTCAAATAAAGGATATTCTCTAATGTAATTTTTTACTGGCTCAGTTAGAGAGTCAGTCATATTAATCGCTATTATTAATTCTAAATTAGGTAAATTTTTTATACCAGCTTTTCCTGGTCTTGCTTTGTCAATATTAGACTCAAAAAACGAAATTAATTCTTCACACCTTTTTTCGGAGAGAGCACACTCGGACAAATGAATAAAATTCATTTGATCTGATACCATAAAAAAAAGGGCGATGCAAATGCACCGCCCTTTAATATAGACTTTTAAAGACTATTAACTAGTTGGTAAATTTCCGTTACCAAAAATACATCTTGGATCAGAAAATCCAAAAGAGTATCTTTCTCTAGCTTTAAATCTCATGTTACCTGTATCGAAGTCACCTTCCATAGCAGTTTTGATCGGTGATCTAACAAACATTTTTAGTCCATTAGGTATATCAGTTAACAAGAAGTATGAATCTGTATCAGTTAAGAAATTATTAATTCTATAACCTTCAGGTACCATACCCATGTTATTGATCGCATTAATGTCATTGTCTGCAGTTCCTGTTCTCATAGGAGACCTCATAATTCTCTCAGCAGTAAATTGTAATTCTTTTGGAATTATCATTTTTCTACCTTGAGTAGCTATTTTTAAGCCTCTCTCATCGACAAATCCTGCAATGTCAATTAATGACTGCTCGAGTGAAGTTTCGTTAAGGTCTGCAGCAGTTGCTAGAACATTTGAAAAAGTTCCACCAGTCGCAAGTGGGTGAGATGCATTTATTAATGATACTCCGTCACCACCTGTTACAGTTGTTACTTGTGCATTGTTCAATACGTTTGCAGCTTTAACTTGCTTCGTATTTGCCATAGATCTTGCAAGAGCTCTTGTATATCTTCCTGCTAATCTATCGTATAGGTTATCTTCGATTGCTTCCTCAGTGATCGAAAATGCTAATGCAATTGTTTCGTGATTGTATCTAGCTGTGAAAGTTTCACCTGCTTGATCAAACACTACTCCAGCACCTTCTTGTTTTACAGGTGCAGAAGCAAAACCGCTTAACATTACTTCTTCTTCAAAAGCTCTGTCAGATGTTTCAGTAGCGAAAATCTCTGCGTGTTGATTTTCATATCTACTGTATTCCAGGCCGAATAAAGCATTCAAACCTGGCTCTAGTTCTTTGACTAGTTGTGATCGTGATATTGCCATAGTTATTCTCCTCTATTATAGGCCTGTACCACTTCTGTAGAAGTGGTTGTTGATTCTAACAAGAACATTTGCGTTACTTGTACTAGTATCAGAATTATCTGGATCCTGCGAAATGTCGATCGCCTGAATGACGAAAGTTTGAGCAGTACCAGATGCACTAACATCTAGTTGTACTTTTGATATTCCTGTTGATGTAACACCAGTAGTGTTTGTTACGGAATAATTTCTAAACAAATCAGCTCTAGTGAAAGCCTCATCTGCATCTATTAAAAATACAGCATCAGGGTCATCAATAACGAATGCAGTAATATCACTCGCTGCGATTGAACCTGGATAGTGATTACTAAATGTAGGCTTTTGAGTAGTTGGATCTGTGTAAAAACATCCGTTGAAAACACCCACAACAGCGTCTGAAGTGTTAGCACCATGTTTCTGAATATTACCAGATGTTAGTGGTTCCACTAAATCACCTTGATAAATTGCAGTTCCATAGTTACTAGCAATCGTATATCTGTTTTGAGCTCCTACTAATGGTGTTCCGTCAAGTTTTCTGTACGGTCTTAGACCGAACTTTTCACTTACATTTGCCATAGTTGTTTTTCTCCTTATGTTTATTTATCCAAGCTATCTCGGGTAGGTAATGCAAAAAAATTATTTCTTACGACTACCACCAAAGGTAACTCTAGACTGCCTATCAATATTGATTGGCATGTCCGGGTGTTGTTCCTTCATAAGATCTCGATCAATTGCGTCTGTTCTATCTTGAGTTATTTTTCTAAAATACTCAGCACGACTTTTCAAAATCTCTTCTGGTATCCTTGCCAACACAAGGCCACCTATTCCAATGAGACCAGCATGTTTGCCTTCAGTTATGATTGGATAATCATGTTCGCCTATTTCACTTAAAATGGTTTCGGCTTTCACAAATTCCCAACCTTCTCTTAGTTTTTTAGATACATTTCCTGCATCTTCAAAACCTGCAGTTGCAGTTCTTATCCACCTATGTGCATATCCCTGCGGTGCAGCTGGTGCATCCAAACTGGATGGTGGAGACCAATCTTTCTTTCTAGCGAGTTTTTCCCTAGATTCAGATGTGCGTGAAGATTTTACTTTTTCCATGTTATACTCCTTCTTTCACGTATTTAGCGTATTCCTCTAGTGGCACCCCTAATTTCTTAGCGATAACTACCTGCGATTTGGTGAGTTTCACAGACTTGCGTCCTCCAGATCTACGACTAACAGAAGCAACATTTTGGACGGGTGTTGCTTTTGTTTCTACTTCAGTTGTAGAACGAGCAAATTTCTGAGGGAAGTACTCCTTCATACGTTTGTTGATTTGATTATAATATTCATCAGACTCAGAATCAATACCCTCCTGCAAAAGTTCTTCATGTATTCCCATTGCAGCAGATGTCATGACTCTATCAGAGCCAAACCATTCATTGTCTTCAGCCCATTGTTGAGCTTTAGGGCTAATTTTAGCCTGTGGTTGGCTATCAGCATTTTCAGCTGGAGCTGACTCATCTTCTTTTTTCTTTGACTCTTTTTCTTGAAGAGACATAGAAACTTTTTCTTTTTCTACTGATAATTTTGTAAGCTGATCTTGTGCTTCCATAATTGCTTCAGTATCTTGACTATCATATGCAGCCTTTAGAGCAGCTTTCGCTTTATCTCTTTCAGCGTCTACTCTTGCATCGTATTGCTTAAGATAGTTTGTATCTTTTGCATCAAAGTCAGCTTGAGCAGTGTCATATTTAGTTTTTATTCCCTTAGCATATTCAAGTGCAGCTTTTTCTCTTCGTTCAGCTTCTTTTACTTGAAAAGTAAGTTTCTTGATTCTCTTTTGAACCTTTTCGGAATAATCCTCAAGATTGTAATCTTCTTTCTTAGTTTCTTTTACCGGTTTTTCTTTTTCTTCTAACTTTGTTTCTCGTTCGTTTTCATATGTTTTATCTTCAGATGTTTTTTCTTCAGTGCCAGATACATCTGTGTAACCTAAATCAACTTCTTCTTTTTTTTCAAAAGCAGATCCCGTATTTTCAGGTGTTTCTATCTGGATTGTTTCTTCTTTTACGCCATCAGTATCTAATTCAACTTCTGGGTTTTTGTTTTCGTCAGCCATTTTTGTCCTCCTTAGTAATGGTGCAAGATATCATTTGGATCAGTTATCGTTGAAATGACTTCATCGTCATTTAAAACTCTTACTTCACCTCCATCAATCTTGAATCGTGAACCTGCGTACCTACTAAAAATTACCCAATCATTTAGTTTGCACCAAGGCCCTTTTGGAAATTTATCTTTGTCATGATAACAAAGATCTCCCATTTTTAGCACAAGACCACATACTGTAGTCATCTGTATGGTTTCTTGCGTTGTGTCAGATAAAATTATTCCACCTTTGGTTTTCTTTGGTCCTGCATATGGCAATACCAATATTCTATAACCAGTTGGTGAAGGTAATTTATCTATTGTTGATTTTTCGATCGCATTAGGATCGAGGACTGTTTCGACTTCTTCTTTTGCCTTGTAGGCATCAAGTAGTGCTTCAGTCCGTTTCGGTGTCTCCGTGGACTTGTTCATCTTCATACTCCGTTGTGTTCAGCAGGTCTTTAAGATCCTGTTGCAGGTCTTCTAAAGACCTGATTTGACCCCTAACATATTGTAGTTTCTCCATAGTGTCAACACCATATATAGCGTGGTCTTTGAGTGAAGATATTTTTTTTGAAATATGTTTTTGTATAATAGATATCGTATCTACGTTTAGAATTTCTGAAGACATCGTTTATCTCTCCCTGAATCTATTTGTTTAAAATTATAATACTCAAGACATTTTTCTACAGTTTTCATGTCAAAAAATCTAATATCATCAAAAATAAATCTTGTTCCTCTTCTTGATCTATCAGCAAACCAAACTGCTTCTCTTAAAACATCTACTGTCATATGTGGCCCATCAAAATGAACTAAATCAAATGTTTTATCTACTGAATTAAATAATTTCATAAATTGAATATCAGTGCAGTGATAAAAATTAAAACTTTTTTCATCTGCAAGATCTTTGAGCATTTGTGCTCTCATCTCTTCTGTATAATCAGCTGTCTCTGGTTTTTTGTCATCGTAGTGCTGATAATGTAGATTGTTGTAAGGATCAATTCCTATATGTTCATAAGGAGCTCTTCCTATTCTCTCTTTTATGCCCATCATAATTAATTTTGATCCTAAACCTTCTCTAACACCTATTTCACAACTTGTTACTGATTTTGGTTTTTCAAAAAATGGAAGTGTTTCGCACCATTTTTTTAGGAATTCATATTCAGTGCTATCCCCTCTTATTGTCATAGAGGTTTTATATATTAATGATATTAATTATCAATATCTAACTTTTTACCCATTCTTCTCAATTTTTTTATATCCCCTTTAGTCAAACCTTTTGTTGATACGACCTCAGGTTTAACACTTTTAATGTCAGGAAATACTCTTTGAGGTTTGAATTGGTTTAAAAATTTTTTAATCCATTTCCACATTATGTTCTCACGTTTGTTGGTTTAGGTCCTGTGTTACCGGCTGCTCTTTTCCTTGCAACGGCACTCCGTCTCTGGGAGTCTGTCATACTCGCTGCTTTGGCAGCAGGGACGCACTTTGGATATTTTCTTTTTGATCCACTCGCAGATTTTCTTCCACATTCTTTAAATCCTCCTCCAGGTTTCTTAGCTCCTATATCTACCCATTTTTGTTTAAACCATTTTGTTAATCCACCCTCTTTCATTTTTTTAGAACCAGCAGGTACACAGTTAGGAACCATTTTATTCCCTTTTTTTTTCATTCCCGCTTGGACATAGCCTTCCCAGCAAGTTCCTCTTTTATACATTAGAAAATTCCTTGGAATTTATTTCCTCTTATTGCAG